ACGTCGTCATAGGCGACCTCGGCACCGACACGCTCCCCATCCTCATAGACCTCGGTGACAGTATTCCCACAGTTGCCCCGGTGTATCAGGAATTTCCCTGGATTAAGGTTCCGGCAGTGGATGATATTGTCGCCGCCCTCAAAGACGTTGACTCATTCAAGAACCGGGAGACCTACCGCAAACTGGTAGATTGTGTCTGCGACAAGTGGTTCCTCCATAGAGGGCGAGGCAAGATTATGATTGCCCGCAAAGCAAAGGACATAGATGTTACCCGATGGTGGTACCATCTGAAACCCGGTCAGAAGCGCACGATCATGAAGTCCTACTCCAAGTAAGCATCATCCCAACGACACAGAAGGCATCCTCCGGGGTGCCTTCTTTTGTATCTGTTAGTAAAAGTTAAACTTGCATTTGATGAAAAATAATTGCGTAATGTACTGAAAATAAATGAGTTATGGCTTTCGCACATCAACTTTAATGATTAACTTTACAGTAGAAATTAAAACATAACCTATAAAGTCAAAGAAGATGAAAGTGAACAAGTCAAAGCTATTTAAGATTGCTCATGCAATCCTCCGAAAAGGAGAAGCTGAGAATTTCAGCCAAGCTTTGAAATCGGCATGGAAGGCAATCAAAGTTTATTCCCGGATGCTTGTCGGCAGCGTGGAGTTTACATTCAAGAAGGTCAATGGCGAAATCCGTCACGCCATCGGGACGCTGTTCAACCTCAACTATGTAAGAAAGGCCACAGGCGAAGGCGACACCAAGAACGCAGATGTAATCAGTTTTTGGGACTGTGAAAAAGAAGCCTTCCGTTCATTCAAAGCCGCAACCCTCATCTAAGAAGCTATGAGCAATCCACATACCTACGAGCAAATAGAAGAAGCCATCAACAAAACTCCGAAAGGCGGCAAGTACCGCCTGCTCCTTCAACGTACCATAGACGGACACAAGTGCCGCGCATACGCAAGAATCGTAACCTTAGACGGTACTGAATACTGGAACATCGAGTACCGGGTCCTCGGTCTCTGCGACGTGCATTCCCGCGTGATTAAGATGTTCGACATCATCTCGGAGAAGATAGACAAGATGAAAGAAAACGCCCACATCGTCCTCTGGCGATACTAAACGGAAATGATATGAAACTGACAGACGAACAAGTTCAGTCAATCGTAGATGATATAGTCTCCAAGATGGAAGCCATCATTGAAGACCCCTGCGACGGAGATTATTCGGACTTTGAATGTTACGAAGACGAGTATGGTCGCTGCTCCAACTATGGCTCACGCACCCTGAATGAAACGCTTGATGAAATCTGCATCGACGGACTCCCCGGCATCCCTGCTGATGATAGCGACATCTACATCTCTGCCGATTATGTCGTAGATATTGATTTCCACGATGACTATGACCCCGGAGATTACTGGACGCCGCCAAGTGGAGGCATAGAACTTGACAAGGTGAAAGCCTACATTGAAGATGTAGATGTAGAAATCTCTGTTCTCAACCAAGAGACAGACGGGTATGAGGATGTCGAAGTTTCCGACGAACAGATAGAGTTCATCGTGGAGAAAGTAAACGAAAAGATTTGCCCCACAAGCAAGAAAGTAGTAGCATAATCCCAAAGAATATGAAACATCAAAAACTGATAGACAGAATAACAGAGATAGCCGAAGCAGATGGTTGGTCGGTGTCTATCGAAGAAAAGAAAGACCGAGAAGATACGTTGGAGTTTACCTTCGGCAAGTTCACCGACGCAGATCAAGACTTCTCCTTTTATGTGGAGATGACAGACGGAGACATTTACACGCTGATAGAGGACATCGACCGATACTACGAAGGCTACGACCCCGATGAAGAAGCACTCCTTTGGCTCGGTCCCGACGGGCATGGAATGAATGGTGCCCCATATCGGATGACTGATGTAGTCAAGGATATGGAGCAATGTGAAACCTTTATCGGGGAGTTGCTGGAACTACTCATCGAAGCCAACAGGAATGAGTGCCTGTATGCCCTCGAAGATGAAGAAGATGAAGAAGATAACGAATAAAAGCCAAGACCATGACAACCGAAGAAAGTTTTGCTCAACTGGAAGCATTAAGGAATGAGAAGAACCCCTACGAAATGACTCGTGAAGAATGGCTCTCATTCACACAGGAGCAGAAGAACGCCCGATACAAGTTGCAGGCCAAATGGAAGGAGGAGCAAGAGGCAAGAATCCTCCAAGCCATCTACAACATTGTCCCGAAGGTAGGCTTGCCCTGTACGATTTGTTACTGGAGCGACAGGAGAGCCGCCACAGTAAGCCGCATCATCTCTGACAGGAAGATTGCAGTCCGCCACAACAAGACCAATTGCCTCGACTGGTATGGTGGAAGGTATGAAATCCTGCCGGAGCTTGAAGAAGGCGAGGACATCTTTACCAAGCGAAAGAACGGAGCCTGGTGCATGGAAGGTCAGGCGCTCAAAGATGGTGTCCGCTTGATGCTACACTACCAAAATCACTACATAGACCCCAGTTTTTAATGAACTGACAGCAGGCGTTATCATATACGTCCAATTCCATTTGTAGATGGAGCTTCTTCGGGTTGCTCCATCTTCTTTTTGCTGTTCCCGATAAGAGCCGACTGCTTGATAATTGCCTTCTTTGTAATGATGGAGCCTCCGCCGCTGAGACCACAGTGGAGAAGATATGATTTGCGGGCACCGATGTCCTCGGCAGTAAGCACCGAATAGACTGCCGTAATGCTTGAGAAGTAGTAGTCCTTTATTTCCTCTCTCGGGCGGGAGAAGATGTGAACGTGAATGACCTTTGCCATAGTCCGAATATTCCAAATGATGATTATTTGGAGCAAAATTAAGAATCGAAAACCGATTGTGCCTCATACCTACCCAAGAGTTAACTGAACAGTATCGTTCATCCTAATTCACAGTGTTTTATATGTGTGTATCTTGCTTTGAAAGTAACTTTGCGATAAAGTAATTCACAAAGCTATGGCAATACTTAAAATCTACAACGACATTGTTGGCGAAGAAGATAAAGTCATGCTCCAGATGTGGGAGGGCATAGACGGAATCTGCTTCAAAGACATTGATGGCTTTCTCGCCAGTATGAAGCCCGACGATGATGAGGTTGACATCCGCATTCATTGCCGTGGCGGTGATTGTGTCGAAGGTTGGGCTATCTACGATAAGCTCCGTCAGTCCGGCAAGACAATCTCCTGTACCGTCGAAGGCGAATGTTCGTCGATGGCTACCATCATCCTTCTTGCCGCTCCCGCTGAAAGGCGACACGCAACAGACAACTCCCACTTCTGCATCCACAATCCCGCCGCCGCATGGCCCGACCTCGGTTGCCACGACCGCTTCACTGCCGATGCCATTGACGCAGGTATCAAGAAGCTCGGCTTACAGGTCGAGCAGCTTCGCAACGAGCAGAAGAAAATCCTCTCGCTGTATGTGGAACGCACAGGCGCAGATGAAACCGAACTCCAGGAGCTTATGGATAAGGACATCTTCATCAACGCCGACCGTGCCCTTGAACTCGGCTTTATTTCGGAGGTGCTTGCACCCATCACCGCAAAGCGTATAAGAACATTTAATAACACAAAAACAACCCGCAAAATGAACAAGAAAAAAGCAAAAGTAAGCGTCGAGCGCGGTGTGATCTCGCGCCTCCTCGCAAAGGCTGGCTACAAGAAGCTGTCCGACGTCAAGATGAACGCTCTCGCAGTCACCGCTGCTGACGGCACCGAACTGACCATCGAGCGTGAGGAAGGCGAGCCCCAGGTAGGCGACGCCGCTTCTCCCGACGGCGAGTTCGTCATGGAAGACGGCTCCACCATCATCATCGCCGAAGGCGTAGTAACCGACATCATCCCCGCCGATGACGACGTGACCGCCGAAGGTCTCGACGAGGACGAGATGGTCGAGAAGATTGAGGAGCTTCAGACCGAGAACGAGACCCTCACCGAGGAGGTTGACACCCTCACTCAGGAGAAGGAGGAACTGGAAGCCCAGCTCGAAGCCCTCAAAGGTGCCCGCGTCCTCTCGTCCAACGAGAAGGTCATCCTCGCCAAAGTCAACCGCGCCGGCGGTCTCGCATGGCTCAACAAGGTATGTGCATCATCTTCTAAGGAATCGCCCGCTGGCCGTGGTTTCCGTGAGAACCGCAACGGCGGTGCCGCACAGGAGACCCCCGTTCAGAAGGCGCTCCGCGAGAAGAAGGAGGCTCTTGCCAAGAAGCGCAACAAGTAAACAGTTCCCCAACCTCCATTAACAAGTAAATTTAACGACAATGATTAACTTCAAAAATTTCACCGTCGATAATGGTGCGATTCGGGACCTCTCCGAGCTCCTGTTCCTCAGCACCTTCAACGACCCCGACCTTGAAGTTGTCTGCACCACCGAGACTGGTGTGTACGACGGAAAGAAGCTCGGCTACATCGACAGCCTCGGTGATGTAGGTAAGAACGCCTCCGGCTGTTCGCCCACATACGAGAACATCAACGTGACTGGCATCGAAAAGACCTGGGAACTCGGAGACTATCAGATCCCTCTGAAAATCTGCTACGAGGACCTGGAGAACACCATCGCCAAGTATTCGCTCAACACTGGCACCGACGAAAGCGAAATCATCGGCACCGCCTACTGGAACGATATCGTCATTCCTCTGCTGACCCGTGCCATGAACGAGATGCTGTGGCGTATCGCCTGGTTCGGCGACAAGGATGCCAAGAACATCGCCGACAGCGGTCTGCTCACAGCAGGTATCAACAAGGACCTGTTCACAATGACTGACGGCTTCTGGAAGCGCCTCAAGGCCATCACCACCGCCAACGCCCATCAGCTCACCACCATCGAAGCCAACACCAAGAAGGACACCAGCACCACGCCGAAGGTTACCTATGCTACGCAGAAGGCAGCCATCCGTGAAGAAGGTGTCGCTATCGGTATCGTTGACTCGATGCTCTCCGACGCTGACTCGCGCATCTTCGACAAGCCCGACCACGCCATCTTCATGACGAACTCGCTGTTCAAGGCCCTCCGCAACGACGTGAAGCGCCTGCACAACCTCCAGCTCGAACTGGAGATGGTTACTTCCGGCATCCAGCTCTCCAAGTATGACGGACACCCCGTAGTGGTGTGTGACATCTGGGACCGCATGATCAAGAAGTACGAGGACAACGGCACGTCGCTCAACTGCCCGCACCGCGCCCTGGTAACATCCGCATCGAACCTGTTCATCGGAACACCCGATACGGACGCCATCGCCAAGACAGACATCACCTTCGACCATGTAACTCGTCTGAACCACATCTTTGCCGCATCGAAGATCGGCACGCTCGTCGGCGAAGATGACCTCGTTCAGGTTGCATTCTAAATCCCAATCATTATGAGCACTCAGAGTTGTGACTATAAGCTCGCCGCAGATATGATGGCGAATTGCGAGAACCCTTCCACGAAAGGTCTCCGCAACTATGGCTATCTCATCAACTACGATGACATAGACTTTGAAAGCTGCGTCCGCGATGAGAGCAACCCCAATGTCCTGACCACTCTGGTATTACAGACTGGAAAGAAAGCCTATCGTATGTACGTGCCCGGTAAGACTCCTTACACGGGCACGAACAAGGCTCTCGCCGAAGGCACATACCGCAAGAACTTCACGAAGGGTGTAAGCCTCGTGATACTCGACAACGGTCCCGATGTGGTTAAGGACATCATCAATCCTCTGGCAAACGGTCTGTTTGTCGCCATCCTGGAGAACAAGTACGGCGGCAAGGACGGTAAGAACACCTTCGAGATTTACGGCTTCGAGCAGGGTCTTTCGGCTACTGCACTCGCCGATGACAAATACTCGGAGGACACCGAGGGTGGATGGTCCGCCACACTGGAGGAATCGGGCGCTCCCTCTGCCGGAATATTTCTGTTCAACCAGTCCGTTGCGGCTACCCGCACAGCACTGGCATCCCTTGTAAGTGGTACCTAACAGTTTGTCGCCATGACATACGAAGAAACCATGACCCGTCTTAAAGAAATGGAAAGCCGTTACCAAGACGGCTTTTCATCTCTTGACCGCTCGCTTCTCGATAACCTGTACTTCAACATCTTTGGCAGAGAAATCACCAACAGAGGTTGTAGCGACTGCTATCGGGATGCTTATATGGAAATACTCATCTATCTCAAAAGAAATAAAGCCATGCCTAAGAAATCCGATTTCGTGCTGAAAGCCGGAGCCATCATCACATTTTTTGGGGAGCCGAAGTGCTACTCAAACGCCAACATCACTGATGAAGCCGCTCTCCGCTTTCTCGCTATGAATCCTTCCAACGAAAAGCTGTTTGAGCATCTGCCCGAAGGCTGGAAGTCCCGGCTCCCCAAGACCGACGATGCTCCCGAAGCCGAAGACAAGGATGCTGTCATCGCTCTCCTTACAAAGGAGAACGAACAGCTCACGAAAGAGAACGAACAGCTCCGCAGTGAAAACGCCTCTCTGAAAACCCCGGCACCTCGCAAGAAAGCCAAGAAGAAGTCAGAGCCTGAATCTGCTGCCGCCCCTGCCGTCGAAGCATCTGCCTACGAGCCTCCCACAGAGACCGCCCCGGAGGAAGCAGCAGTTGAGACCGCCGAAACTCCCGACCCCTCCGACGCTGATGAAGTCAGCATCGAAGAACCCGAAGAAGCTCCCGACCAGGAGTAATACCCACCACCTCCCAACCGATACCCAAGAATGAATGTCAATAACGTAATCAGACCGCGAAAGAGGTTCAGCACCTCATATCTAAGCCAGCTCAATATCCAAGCCTATGGCTCCGATAACCTGTATCCGCAAAGGATGAGTGACCTTATTGAAAACAGTCCGACAGGTGGCACTTGTCTGGAGCGTTATCAGACATTCATTGAGGGTAACGGATTAAGCAACACCGATTTTTCGGAGTATGTCTGCAATCACAAGGGAGAAACCATTGATGATATATTCTCCCTCATAGCACAGGACATCGGCAAATATAACGGCTTTGCCCTGCACGTCAATTACAATCTCGCTTGTGAAATCTGCGAGATACAGCACATCCCCTTTGAGAACTGTCGTCTTGAAGAAGAAGACGATGCCGGATGTGTAACCTACATCAATGTTCATCCCGACTGGGAAGGAAACAAGACACGCAAGGGGAGAAGAATCAATGTAGATCGCTCCACTGTAAAGAAATATTTCACATTCAATCCCATCCCCTCCGTAGTGATTGACCAAATCCAATCTTGCGGAGGCATAGAGCATTATAGCGGACAGGTATTGTGGGTGTCGTTGAATGGCAAGTACACTTATCCCAAACCCATCTACGACAAGGTTGTAACGAATCTATCCACAGACGAAGGTCTTGATAATGTCAAGTACCGCAACGTCCGCAACGGCTTCATGCTGTCCGGTCTTTTCGTCCATAAGAAAAGCGTCCAGTATGAGTTCGACGAGAACGGGAACGCCAAAGAAAAGGAAGATTCGCAGTATGACCTCAGTGACAGCCTCGATGCCTTTCAGGGTGACAACAATGCCTGCTCCATCATGGAGATTGTCGTCAACTCCGCAGATGATAAGCCGGAGTTCATCAATGTAGAAGGCACCAACTACGATGACAAGTTCACAGTAACAGAGTCAAGCACAACAGAACGAATTTACTCCGCTTTCGGTCAGGAGCCGTGGTATTGCATCAGAATAGGCAAACTCGGCTTCTCAGGCGATGTCCTGGCCGAAGCATACGAATATTACAACTCATACGTCAGCAAGCAGCGCAGAGCAATTTCCAGAGCCTTGAAACGCATCTTCGACCACTGGTTTGAAGTTGCCAATCCCTCGGACAATTATGAGATAGAGCCGCTTGTCTACATCTCCAACAAGTCGGCAGAATCATCCCCCATAAATTCCAAAAAAAAACTGATATGGAACATTTGATTACTCCGGCAGAGGTCGCCAAATATGGCAGACCCATCAGCAAAAATACCGATGAAGACAAGCTCAACGCGTACATCATAGAAGCAGAACAGATGAACATAAAGCCAGTCCTCGGAGACTCGCTTTTCCTTTCCATCCTTGAAAAAGGAGAAGACGATGAGAAGATTGGTATGCTTCTGAAAGGTGGCACATATCAGTCGGGAGAAAAGATTTACACCTTTGTCGGACTGAAAGCTGCAATGTCCTACTATGTCTATGCCAAATACTTGATGGTCGGCGACTTCAACGCCACCCGGTTCGGTGTGATGATAAAGGAGGACAATTACTCATCCCACATCTCATCGGCCGAAAGGTCAAATGCTTACAGCGATACTCTGGAGGTAGCCAACTGCTACCTTGAAGATTGTATCGCATACTGTAAGCGCAACGGTTTGATGTCCGGCAACCCCGGTGCGCAGAAGGCATCAGGCGCAGTGAAAATCAGAAAAATCGGAAAACTTTAATACAACTCACTATGGGATTAAACAACAAGACCAACTTAAAAAGTCAGGCGAGTACCATCCGACATGAGGATCAGGAAGGCCTGAATACTGCTGAAAGGGTCGGTAAAGTCCTGGAGGAGCTGATAGAGTCTGCTGACGCCTCTCTTACAACCGAGACCAACGCAAGAATACAGGCAAACAACAACCTCACTCAACAGTTGACGATAGCCTCGAATACTGCTACCACGGCATACAACGAGGCGAAGGACGCCAAAAGTAAGGCTGTTGCCGCTCAGAACTCTGCCAACGCCGCCCAGTCCACTGCTGACACTGCAAAAGCAACCGCCAATGCCGCAAAAGCTGTAACCGATACGAAGGGTGCCCCCAACGGCATTGCTCCACTCGATGCCAATGCAAAGGTGCCTGCCGCCAATCTGCCCGGATTCGTCGATGATGTCGTAGAGTTTAACGCTATGGTAAGTGGCGTTACCCCTCAGATGATGTCTATCAGCAAGAGTGCCGACGACCCCGGCTGTATGGTTGTGTATGACACTGACAACGATGTTTTTCTTCTTGCTGTATCGAATGTAGCCGTTGCTGACAATTCACAATGGGAAAGTATCAAACGCCCCATCAAGAATCTGAATGCCGCGACTCCCACTGTTGAAGGTGGAAACCTCCAACAGCAAATCAATGTGTCGGATTACTGGCAGATTCAAAACAGTGGCGCAAGCCTCATCCTCACGCAGTTCACATACTACGGCAACTGGCTCGGTGCTGATGCCTATGGAACAGGCACCGCCGCAGGTCGTGTGCCCGAAGGAGGCAAGATTTACACTTGCACCTCGGACAATAAGACTTTCCGTTGGAGTGGTTCGGAACTCATCACTATTGGCTCGGACCTCGCCCTCGGTCGCACAGCAAGCACCGCTTTCCCCGGCGACGCAGGCAAACAGCTCGAAGAAACTGTTGGTTATCATGGTAACTGGATAATTGAGAATCAAGACCATATCAGAAGTATCGGAATTTTGCCGTGCGATGGCCAATGGGACGGCAAAGGGACCGCACCCACATCCGGCGTATGGCTCATTCCAAGCGAGGCGTATGAAAATGCTGTATGCTTTGAGTCGTATGGCAATACTGACTTCTACGGCTATGCGTCCGAAATCTACAACTCCGATGAACAGTACAATCCCGGTTGGATTTACCGCATCAATGACGGTCTATTCCGCATTGAGAACAATAAGCTTGTTTCAATTGCTGGCTCGGCTGTCGGTAACACCTACAACGCGACCGTAGAGATACCTCTGCCGATTGGCGAATACTACTCCGACATTCTTGCAGAGACGCAGACCCACAATGTCCTCCAGGCAGTGTTCAACGAAGGTAAGGCGTCGCTCGGTATAACGATAACCTTCGCCATTAGTGCTGGCTCTTGGAAAACATATCAATATGTCGGTCCCAACGTGACCGAGGCCCAGTTCAAGAGTACCAAGAATTGGATAGACCTTGCAGGGATGTCCGCCGGCGCAGAAGCAATCATCAATGTAGATGCTCTGTGCCCTCGCTCTGTCGCAGGCTACTATGACAAGAGCAGTGCCATTGACGCAATCCTTTCTGAACAATCCTCATCCGGCATCAAGTATGCCAAGAGTGGTCTCGTTATCACGTTCCGCACTGGTGATTACACATGGGAAGCCTACCAGTTCATTGGCGAGGTGTCCGACTTCTCCAACAAAGACCTGTGGAAAGAGTTTGGCGGTGGTGGTGCCGTCAAGACAGAAGCCGAGCCTGCAAAGGATGGCAAGGATGCCTTCTCCACAGGTGGTGCTTATGATATGCAGCAGGCAGCATTCGACCATCTTGACCTCGACCAAGATGCCGAGAACCATATCATCAAAGCCATCAACAAGAAAGGCGATGAAATGGGTCAGTCCATCTCCATCCCCAAGAGTAGCGGAGGTGGCTCGGTGTCCGGCTCATCTCTGAACATCTATCTGGAGAACCCCGCTGTGTATGCCGCCTTCGGTTCTGAAATCTCCGTCCGTGCCGCCATCAAGTCCGTTACCTTCGACGGACAGGGAAACAATGTTACCGAAGTCCTCGGTGTGATCCGCAGACTTGAAATCATAGATGCCACATCTGGTCTGACCCTTTGGAGCGAGGCAATCAATCAGAATTCATCGACAGGCCCCACGAACTACTCGTTCAAGTATGACTTCACGCCATACTTCACGGAAGCCGCCGCCCGCGACTTTACCATTGTAGCCTATGATGCAGAAGGCAATGTCAAGAGACGCACCATCACTGTTACGGCAGTCGATGTAACCTGCACCTCTGTTCAGACCCTCAACTACACGTCAGGCTCAACCCTCGAAGTCGGAGGCTCCAGCAAGAACTTGCTGATGTATAAGTTCGCCAACAACGTATCGAAGCTCGGTGTCAAGGTCAAGACTGAACTGTACTACAACGGTCAGTGGAAGACCCTCGGCATTGCCACTATCACGGACAGCTATTCACACTCCATCTCGATTGACCCGAACAATGTTTTCGGCGGCAATGAGAAACTTGCTCATGGCTCATACCCCATCCGCATATCCGGCGAAGATGTTGCTTCCGGCGTGAAAGGTAACGTGGTGTATTCGTCGATAATGTGTATCGACGCAAGCTCCACACAGCCCATCGTTGCCCTTCGTTATAATGACTTCAACAACGGCACAATCCGTCTGTATGATAACCTCGAAATTGTCTGTGTGAGAACCGCGAAATTGAGGTAGCCGCCTACACTCCCGGCAAAACATCTACCACTGCAAAGGTATTCATCGACGATGTTGAAGTCCTATCAACCGACATCGGCACCTCGCAGACAGAGATTGTCCGCAAGCAGGTACAGGGATATGCTACCGATGGAACTAACTCAATCTCATTCTACGCCAAGAGTGGTAGCAGTCAGACCAATCCCATCACTGTTCTTGTCGTAGGTTCCGCAATCAACGCCATCATCAAGGAAGGCGCATTGTTTGGCTTCGACAATGCCAGCCGCTCCAACGCCGAGACCGACCACACCATCAGCAACAACGGCTATACGATGACCGTGGAAGGCTCTAACTGGTCCTCCAATGGTTTCGTCAAGTACCTCGACGAAATGAGCCTCCGTATAGCTGAGAACGTGAAAGCCAAGATTCTCAACTACTCTCCGTTTGGCACAGCAGCCACAGAGCGCACGAATGGTATGGCTTTCCAGTTCGCCTTTGCTACCAACAACATCAAGGACAGCAAAGCAAAGCTGATGGAGTGCTACGACCCCGACAGCGGCGCTGGCTTCTATGTAAGCGGCAACGAGGTTGTGGTATTCTGTAAGAATGGTACTCCTACACAGATAACCCGCCCGTTCAAGTGTGGAGAGAAACACACCGTCGGCATTGTTGTCGAGCCTTCGAGCATCAGTGTCAAGCGTGGCACTACTGACTACTCAACCATCAAGCTCTACATGGATGGCGAGGAAGTCGGCGCAATCGGCTACATCTCCAACTCCGGCGCAATCCTCAACCAAAAGCAAATCACTTTCGATGGCACGGACGGAGACTTCTATCTCTACTATGTTCTTGCCTACGACAGCTATTATGAGTGGGCGCAGGCGTTCCAGAACTACTTGTGTAAGCTGACCAACACCGATGCAATGATTGAGGAGTACAGCGCAGAGAATGTGCTTGACAATCAGAACCGCCCCTCGATGGACCTTCTCAAAGAGAAAGGCTTCCCTTACTATGTAGTTGTTGCTCCGCAGGCTACCTTCGACAGCTTCGATGCCGACATTGACACGAAGACGAACTTCAAGTGTACGCTGTACTACTTCCATCCCACAATGCCGTGGCGTTCCTTCAAGGCTGAGAATGTCCGTTGGCGCCGTCAGGGTACGACCTCCGCAAAGCGCCCGATCAAGAATGACCGTTTCTATCTCAGCAAGGAAAAGAACTGGAAAATCACGGCACTCAATCCAGACTACACCAACGCCGACGCTCTGAAAACCTACGAGCTGTTCAACATCGGCTATGTCCGCGTAGGAGAAAACACCATCCCGGTTGCAATCATCACAGTCAAGGTTGACTACTCCGATTCGTCAATGGCGAATGACTGCGGCGTATGTGATATGATGAACGCTACGTTCCGTGCCCTCGGTTCTGACTACATCACTCCTGCACAGCGAGCCTTCGACGGCACATGGAATAATGGCGATGTTACAGTAATCGGGTTGCAGATGAACCATTCAACTGCCAATCATCCCATCGCCGCCTTCCGTGCCACCACTGACTCGCTCAGTGATGCTTGGTTCCATGCCCGTGGCAACTGGAAGGAAGATAAAGGCGAGCAGGTCGCCCTCGGCTTCCAGAATACCTCTGGATACAACAAAGGATGCCGCAACTACGGGGATTTCGTTGAGTTCTTCGGAAAAGCCACATTCAACGCCGCCGGGAAATTCCAAAGCCAGGAAACACTGGAGGAAATCATGGCTCGCTTCAAGACCACCGAAGGACTTGACACCACCAAGCTCTATCTGCTCTCGCAGTATTGCGGACGCGACTATATCTTCATGCGTTACAGCGGTGGAGAGTGGGCTCGCGCAAATGGCTCAATGAAACAGGAGAACGGCAAATGGAAGATAACCGGGGATGTCCTCAATCCAGTGTCCGGCTTCGAGCTTATTACCTATGACGGCATGGACTGGTTCATGGGTGTAAGTTCCATCGACGATATGATGGCTCCTGTTACCACGCAGTCCTCATGGGTGTCGAAACTCAACCTCGGACAGCCGACCTATCCGGCATGGACTCAGTATTTTGAGTGCATGGTTGATGACGACCAGTTACAGGAAGACCTCGCTATGGGTCGAAAGGTTCCTTATGACCTCTATAACGTCCTCAAATTCTGTGATTCGTGCGATTACTCCAAGGCTGCACTCTCATCCACATGGCAAGGCATCTGGAAACAGAACGCCTGGAAGTACATGAGCATTCAGTCGCTCCTTGCTTACTATACGTTCACTGACTATCTCGCTGCCGTTGACCAACAGGCGAAGAATATGCAGCCGATGTTCTTCCTCGAAGATGGTTGCTGGGTGGAGAACGGTGTCTATCATTCCCCCTCGGTAATGGAGCCAGTGCGTATGTACTTCAACAAAGTGTACGACTGCGATACCTGCAACGGCAAGGACAATGACGGTGGTAACACCATCCCGGCAGAACTTGACCCCGCAGAGGACAACAAGTGTTATGCCGGACGTGGCTCAATCCTTTGGAACGACCTCCGTCGGTGCGAAAATCAGGAAATGGTTTCCGATGCTAACTGGAAAACCCAGGCTCGGATGACCCCTTAGACCAGGTTGAATTGACCCCTTAAGCCAAAATATCACTGACCCCTTTGCCCAAAATAAAAATGACCCCTGTCGACGTAATGTCAGCAGGGGATTTTATATGTATCTTTGAATTCCGTTTTGGCCGACGGGG